CCAAGGGCGCCGCGAAGGAATACGGCGACCTCGCCATCAACATCTACACCGGCTGCCCTCATCGCTGCTTTTACTGCTTCGCCCCGTCGGTGCTTCGCCGTGACCGGGAACAGTTCCACAAAGACGTGCGGCCGCGGGACGGCATCGTGGAAGCCACACGCCGGCAGCTGGAGAAGGAGCAGATCACCGGCAAGCTGATTCACCTGTGCTTCACCTGCGACCCCTATCCCACCGGATACGACACCACGCCGACCCGGGAGATCATCAAGCTGCTGAAAGCGTACGGGAACCATGTGCAGATTCTCACCAAAGGCGACGGCGCACGCGACTTTGACCTCCTGGATGAAAACGACTGGTATGGCGTGACCATCGACGGCGCTTGCGAATGGGATATGTACTTTGGGAAATTGAATGTGGTGCAGGAAGCGAAAGCGCGTGGAATCAAAACGTGGTGTTCCTATGAACCTGTTGTCAATGCCGAAAATGTACTGGATTGCATCTTCCGGTTCAACCGCAGTTTTGACAAAATCAAGATCGGGAAGCTAAACTATCACCCGTCCAACATCGACTGGGCGAAGTTCGGCCACGACGCGGAGGCGCTTTGTCAGCGGCACGGCCTCGATTACACCATCAAGGACAGCCTGCGGGCAGAAATGGAGCGTGAAGCATGAGAGAAATCCAATTCAGGGCGAAACGGATGGACACTGGCGAATGGGTACAGAGCGGGAACCTTCTCCATTTCAACGAGGGCAACGAAATCTTCATCCCGGCAAGAGATTCGCATGTCGTTGCCGAAGTCGATGAAAAGATAAACATCATCGGGCTCGAAGCGATGACCTTCTTTCGGGTGCATGGAGAGACCGTCGGCCAGTATACCGGCAGAGCGGATGTTGCCGATCATCCTGTGTTCGAGGGCGACATCATCAATGTTCCCGGCACGGAGGATGCCGTCGGCGTAGTCAGATTCGGCAATCATCCCCCGCACGTCTCCTATCTGGAAGGCACCGGCACGGGCTTTTACATCGACTGGCAGGGTGAAAAATACCACGGCGTTCTGCGTAGCGATATCGGCTATTGGCTCGACCATGCCGAGAGCGTGGTCATCGGCAACATCTTCGACAACCCGGAACTGTTGGAGGTGAAATCATGACCGCAGAACAGCGTGAGCACATTGCCGCAGCCATTGGCATCATGGACATGGGAGCGGCGATCCTGAGGAATTGCGATTACACCGATGCCGCAGATATCATGGTGACACAATGCGAAAACCTTCAGGAAGTCCTCGACAACGACAGGAAGGGAGTGTGACCCATGAAGGACTACGCGACTAAAGAGCTCCGGCGGCTTCAACAGAAGTACATCAACGAGGACGGCACCCAGAAGCGCGGCATGCTGGCCAAGGGACCGGACAGACACAAGCATATGACCAGCGACGAGCTATTCGAGGTCATGAATGTCCTTCGGGCGGAGCCCCGCATCGGACGTCTGTCCAACGACCGCAAGAAGGCCAACGAGCTGATCGCCATGCCCCGTGGCCTGCTGAACGTGCTGCTGGACGAGTTGAGTTTCCTGATCTACTGCGAAGAACACCCGGAGGAGGTCGAAGGAAATGCCGGAGATACAGCAGATCATTGATGGCCTGGGTTGTTTCACTACGAATCAGCACAAATGCCTTGACTGCCCTTTTAACCCCCACCCCGGCTTGACCTGGGTGTATGGCTGCATCAAGGGCCAGAGCGACATCGTGGATGCGGCGCGGGAGGCGCTGCGGAAGTACCAGGAGGTGACCGGGAATGGCAAGGAAGTATGAAAGTGAACAGGACTACCACGAGCGGGTGATCCGGGAGGAAATCGACCGGCACCAGCGGGCATATGAGCGAGCGCAGGAGCGTCACGCGTGGTCTGTAAGCAATTCCTGTGAGGAGACCATGCGCAGGCACGACATCCTCGGGGATGCACTGGAGGTCTATCTGCGCAGTAGGCGGCACCGCATTGCCACTCGTACCAAACTGAGTGACATTCAGGACGTGGTCAATGCCAACCTGAAACGGCTGGACGAGGGCTGGAATGATATGAACATCCGGAGCATTCTGGAGCAGATCAAGCTGATCGCCCAGAGGGAGGAGTGATGGGCTATGATGGCGATATGCTGCGCCGAGTGCGAATACTGCGCTCTGCCTGATGATGTTTCATGGGAATGCCGGCTACACAACGTGGAGTTCAGGGCTCCACAGTACAACATGTACACGCACAGCTGTAAGGGAATCCGCAGCAGAGGAGGCATACAGGGAGATGTGGTTCATAAAGAAGGACGGCCTGTGGCTGATGGGATATCAGCAGGGCGAGATTAAGGAGTTCATGCGAGACGGGAAACTGGTGAGCGTTCCGACTTGCATATATGGTGAGCGCTTGAAGGACGCAATGCCCTTTGAGAATGAGATCAGCGCCAGGAACATGGCCAAGATGATCGGCGGCACCCTGATGGTAATCAACGAGAACGGACGACCTGTAAAGGAGAAGAGGAAATGAAGATAAAACTGGACGATGGCGCGTTCCTGCCGAAGCGCGCCCATGAGCGGGACGCGGGTCTGGACATCTTCGCCATCAAGGACGGCATCGTCCGCGCCCACAGCTCCGCGGAGTTCGGCACAGGCGTGCACATTCAGCTGCCGCCGGACACCATGGGAGACATGCGTCCGCGCTCGGGGTTGATGTTCAACCAGGACATCATCTCCCTGGGCACCATCGACGAGACCTATGATGGCGAGATCAGGGTCAATATGTTCAATCTCGGTGGGGACGACTATACCGTGAAGCGTGGCGACCGCATTACACAGCTGGTAGTCGTGCGCATCGTCCTGGACGATCCTGAACCGACCGATCACATGGAAAGCCAGGGGCGCGGAAGCGCAGGATTCGGAAGCACTGGACGCTGAAAGCCCTTGACAAGTGTCCACTTTTGCGGTTTTGGGGCGGTTTGACAATTCCTTTTTTATGGGTTAGAATTTTATTGTGAATTCGCGCGCCTGAAATATGGCGCGTGTTTTCTTTTGAGTTGAATCCGATCATAGCCAATACCACGGGAAGGAGGAAATCGGCTCTGCGGCGCTCCTTACGCAGAGGTACAAGGCGAACCCGCCAAGTTCGTCGACACCGATCATACAAGGAGGTTTTTTCATGTTTTCCAACATAAGGGCGAGGTTCAAGGCGAACCCGTCCATCTACTACGCCATGTCCATTGCAGCGACGTGGGCTGGCGCCGGTTCCTTCATCGTGGGTACGCAGATCGCGACCAACTTTGGCATTTTCCCCTGGCTGCTGTGGGCGCTGGGAAACACCCTGACCTGCATCGTCTTCGGGCTTCTCGCGCAGAGGCTTCCGAAGCTGCGCGAGGTGGCCAAGAGCAGGCCCGTCCAAATCCTCATGGGCCTGATGTGCATTTTCCAAATCTGGGTGAATATGAACGGCATCTACGAGATGCTGTCGCCGACGGCCATCGGTAGCACGGCGGCATATGTCATCGTATATGGGCTGTCGATCTTCTTCATCCTGTTCTACCTGAAACGCGCTACTTTCCGCAACGTGGCCACGGACAACTTCTCCTGGCTGATCGTCTATCTGCTGATCGGCGGCCTCGTGATATTCTCCATGCTGACGAACGGTGTCCATGGCATATCCACGGCAATCGACCCGGTGCAGATCAAGGCAAAGGGCTGGCTGTGTGTGACGCTGGCCTTCGGCGCGTTCTTCTATCCCACCTTCTGGGAACTACTGGACTACAATGAGCAGAACGAGGACGGAACCGGCAAGATTGAAATGACCCGGCCATTCATCATGGGCGGGCTGCTGTTCGGCTTCTACCTGCTGTTCGTGCTGGCCGGCGCGTTCACCACCTACTCGCCCGCCGTTGATCTGATCAAGGGCATACTGGTGTCGCTGGTGGCCATCTCCTCGCTTTCCTCGTTCCTGTACGGATCCATGGTCAACTTCGGGAAGAGGATCGGCGTCGCGGTAGATGTCGTAGCCGTCGCGTCATGGCAGCTGTTGGTGCCGATGGGCGTCATGGGCGTATGGACCCTGATGCAGAATGTGCGCATCTGGATGGTGCTGGCCATGTTCGCCGTCGCGCTGCTCTGGTGGGCTATCGACCGCCGGAAGGCGGTGTCGGCATGAAGCGTGTTCTCGGAAGGAAACAGAGCTCGGACAACGCCACATGGCTCCATGCGCTTCGACATATCGAGGAATATGTTTCCAAGCAGGATGTCGACGCATATTCCGAATGGGCCATCGACAGAATCCGTGAGGCCATAAGGGGCAAGAACGCTGCCTTTGCATGGTCTGGCGGGAAGGACAGCATCGTCCTCGGTGATCTCTGCCATCGGGCAGGGCTCGACCGGGGTTTTTTCGCATATTCGGATTTGGACTATCCCGCTTTTGTCAGCTGGTGTATGGAGCACAAGCCCGCCGGCGTCATGCCGATGCACACCGGTTATGACCTCGATTGGTTGGCCAAGCACCAGGAGTTGATCTTCGCAACGGGGCAGCTCGGGCAGCGTTGGCACCTTATCAACCAGCGCGGCCCGTTCACCGATATGTACTTCGGCAACCACCTCGATGTGCTGATCGTTGGACACAGGGTCATCGACGGGAATGTGTGCGGCAATGAGGGCCTGATCGAGAAGAAGACTGGTGAGAGACGCTACACGCCGATCTTTGACTGGCCGCATGAGCTTCTGCTTGGCTACATCCATTACAATGGGCTGTCTCTCCCGCCGATCTACGGCTGGAAGGACGGCTTTGTGCAGGGCACGCACGCATGGCCGGAGCGCGACCACTGCACATCTCTTCGCCAGGGATATGCCGAGGTGTACGAGATCGACCCTTCGATCATCGTCAGGGCCGCCGAGAAGATTCCGACAGCCGCCGACTTCCTGCGGGAGGTGACGGCGAGATGAATATCACCTCCATCCCCCTGGCAGATCTGAAACGGCCGGCGAAGAACGTCCGCGTCCATCCTGAGAAGCAGATCAAAGAGCTCATTCGCTCGGTCAAGATGTTTGGCCAAACCCGCCCGATGGTCGTTGACGAGACCTACACCGTCCTGATCGGCAACGGCCTGATGACGGCGCTGGAACGCATTGGAGAGGAAAAGGCAGATTGCTACGTCATCACCGGATTGTCAGATGCCGAGAAGAAAAAGCTGATGCTGGCTGACAACCAGATACAGCGCCTCGGTATCGATGACACGGAGGTGTTCGATGCGATCATCGCCGAGCTCGGCAACGACATCGACGTGCCCGGATATGACGAGGAGCTCCTGCAGCTGCTCAACTCTGATGTCGAATCCGCAGACGAGATGTTCAGCGGATATGGCATCATCACGGACGAGCGCAAGGAGCAATTCGCCCAGGCATCCGAGCGATACAGCCGCGAAGAAGCTGAATTTGCGGCAGAATCAGAGCAGTATGTGCCCGGTGTACCCGGAGATCAGTTGCAACGGCCATTCCAGACGCTTCAGGAGGACAATCAGATTCCACATGCGGCTGGCGCGGAGCCTGCGGCAGGCCCCTTGGAGGAGGCCACAGCGCCCACACCCTTACAGCGGAGATACCTGATCTGCCCGAAATGCGGCGAGAAGATATGGTTGTGAGGTGGTCGCCATGCCGCTGAAAACCATAGAGGGCACCATGAGTGTCGTCGAAGCCGCGCGGATGCGCGTCAGGAATGTGTTCTCGAACGGCTGCCGCGTGTACATGGCCTTCTCAGCAGGCAAGGACAGCCTGGTTATGTCGCATGTCGTGTATGACCTGATCCTGCATGGCGAGATCGACCCCAAGCAGCTGACGGTGCTGTTCATCGACGAAGAAGCCATTTACGAATCCATGTACCAGATGGCACTCCGCTGGCGAAAGCGTTTCACCGCCGTGGGCGCCGAGTTCCGCTGGTACTGCCTGCCCGTCCGTCAGGTCTCCATCCTCCACCATCTGCAGAACAACGAGGAGTGGATCACCTTCGAGCCTGGCAAGGAGGATAGTTGGGTCAGGCAGCCGCCGCCGTGGGCCATCACACGGAGCCCGTACCTCCACTATCCCGGGGAGATGAACTACCAGACGTTCTGCGAGACGATCACCGGCGACGGCATCCAGATGATCGGCCTGCGTGCCGATGAATCTGTGCAGCGCCGGCGCAACCTCGCTGTGGCGCGTCTGATAAAGGGCAACCTCTCCGGCGGCAACAAGATATACCCGATCTACGACTGGAAGACCTACGACGTGTGGATGTACATCAAGGAGTACAACCTGGACTTCCCTGAGGCGTACATCGACCTTTACCGCGTAGGCGTCACCAAGTTTAACCTGCGCCTGTGCAACTTCTTTGCAGCAGAGAGCATTGCCGGCCTGCGGCACATCGCCCAGACCGACCCGAAGCTGTGGGCGCAGATCGAGAAGCGGGAGCCGAACGCCTACCTGACCCTTCTGTACTGGGACAGCGAATTGTTCAAGCGCAGCACGCGGAAGCGCCGGCAGCTTGAAGGCGAACCGCAGAAGGATTACAAGGCGCTCTGCGAGGAAATGCTGATTCGGCACCCGAGCAGATACTTTACAAACCGCAGCACACAGTACACCGCGACGCATTACCGGAAGTTCCTGATAAACAACGGCACCTTCATGAAGCCATATCACTTCCAGAAGATGCACGACGCCCTTATCGCCGGTGACCCGAAGCTGCGGACCCTGCGGGCGCTTTACACCTCCGTGTTCAGCGATTACGTGAGCGACAACCACCCATCTGACAGGAAGGGAGGTGACGCACATGGCTGACATGGATCTGTTCGCCCCGCTGTCCTCGCTCCAATGGGTGCCGCGTGATCTGCTGCACGCGAATGACTACAACCCCAACAAGGTGTCCGAGGACAACCTGCAGCTGCTGATCCAATCCATTCTGACGAACGGCTGGACGCTCCCGATCGTCGTCAGGCCGGATTACACGATCATCGACGGCTTCCACCGCTGGACGGTCGCGGACCGTGAGCCATTGAAAACTCGCCTCGGCGGCAAGGTGCCCGTCGTCATCGTTGACCATGGCTCGGACGTCAACGCCGACATCTACGGAACGATCACGCACAACCGCGCACGCGGCGTGCATCTGCTGGAGCCGATGAAGGCCATCGTCCAGCGACTGATCGACGAGGGAAAGACCGTGCCGGAGATCAGCAAACAGATCGGCATGGGCCCGGAGGAAATCTTCCGGCTCTCCAACTTCTCCCGAGAGGAATTTCTGAACATGATGATCGGCGACCATGACCGATACTCGCGGGCGAAGATGCAGGTGAAAGTATGACTTTAGGCTGGAGCCGTCGGAAAGGCGGTTTCCAGTCGTTTCTTTTCCAGCCAATGAGGAATTGGTCTGGCAGGCGATAAACGACGGAAGGGCGGTTGCAACGGCCCTCAGCATTCAAAAAGAGGTGGTGATGTGGAGACAAAGAACAACAGCCCGAATTGGAAGAAGATCAGATCGGAGTACGTGAAGGGCGGCATCTCACAACAGAAGCTCGCTGAAAAGCACGGCGTCTCCTACGCCACATTGCGCCGCAGAGCCGAGCGTGAGAAATGGCGCGAGTTGAAAATAGAACGTGAGCACAAAGTTGCCGAAAAGCTGCCTGAAAAACTGGCCGATGTTCAGGCAGAGACGGCCGCCAAGCTGCTACAGATGCAGAGCGAGGCGGCATTGGTTATTTATGGCAAGCTGATGGGGACGCTCAAGACCTTTCCTGACGGTGTCGGCACCAAGAACGTCCGCGAGACGGTGGAAGTCAAGAAGATAAAGGTCAACGGCGAGGACAGGGAATTCCCGCTACATAAGACCTTCACCAACGATCTCGAAGCGGTTGTCCGCTCCATGTCATCGCTCGCCAAGCTCTTCGGGCTGGATGCAGCGTCCCAGCAATCCCGCGAACGCTTTGAGATGCAGAAGCGACAGGAAGGCGGTGCAAGCCCAGAGGAGGCGAACGCCAACATCCTGTCCATCGCTGAGCTCATCAATCACCCGATGCCCGACAGGCGCATGGAGGACGTCGAGACGGAAGGTGACGACGATGACGATTAGCTACTCCCCTTTCTGCGAGAAGCAGAGCCGATACATCAAACGCTCCCTGACATCCTGGCTGAACATCGCCGAGGGCGGCAAACGCGCCGGAAAGAACGTGATGAACATACTGGCGTGGGCCGCATGCCTGGAGAATCATCCCGACAAGCTCCACCTCGCCGCCGGCGTTTCAATCTCGGCTGCAAAGCTGAACATCCTCGACAGTAACGGCTATGGCCTGCTGAACTATTTCAGGGGCAGATGCCGCGAAGGTCAATATGAGGACCGTGACGCGCTGTACATTCAGACGCGAACCGGTGAAAAGGTCATCCTGATCGCCGGTGGACGAGACAAAGGCTCGGAGGCCAAGATCAAGGGCAACACCTACGGCACGGTGTACATCACCGAGGCCAACGAGTGCGCGGAGG